GGCGGACGGCATCAGCGTTTCCAAGAGTGCGACGCGTGAAGTTGTGAACTTGGGCGCCGTAGCTTGAAGCGCGCCCCGTGGCACTTCCACCAGCAAATACAAATGCTCCTCTGACACGGTGATCCTCAACATCAGCTAGATTGGCGAGCCTGTTGAACTTAGCGACCGACGAGGCCCACAGATCGTCGGCGCATTGGATAACATCCGCCACATCAGGCGGCACCTGTTCAGGATCGGTGACGGCGAGCAAGTTAGCGCGCACCGCCTTGTCGATCGACGTTTTCTTTTCACCGTCTTTATACACGGTCATGAGCTTGCGAGCCTCTGGCCCTAGCCGCTCAGCGACCCACTCGCGCATACGCGGCGAGCGCACCGACGTAAGCGCGCCTTCGGTGATCTCAACGACAAGCTGCTCAATGTCGGTGAGCTCCTGCTCGGCGTAGGTAACGGCGGCCTTGCAGAGCGGCACGTCGACCAGCACGCCACGGTCATTGATCCGCTCGTTGACGTGGTAGTCGGCAAGCTCCGCATCGGACAGGTCACGCATGGCGAGACTCGCCGCGCGCATGGCGCGCACGTCTTGCTCGCAGTAGGCGATCATCTCGGCCATCAAGTCAGGGTCGTTGCGGAAGGTGCCGTCGGGCTTCGGGATCGACAGCTGCCGGATGAGCGCCGCGCCTCGATGGTCCTTGCGCATACCGGCGCCAAGCGCACGGCCTATGTCTTCGAGGCTGCCGGGCAGACAGTTGGCACGCGCCTGCGCGGCGGTGCAGTAAAACTGGGTCAGGTCGGGGTTCAGTTGCAGGACGTACCAAAAGATAAGCCGCTCAAAGGCGGCGTTATGGGCGCGTATCTGGCCTTTGAAGTTGGCGACCGCCTCGGGGAACGGATGGATCGGGAGCCAGGTGCGCACCGGCTCGTTGTCGAACGCGTAGGACATGCACAGCACCTCGGTGCTGGCATCCTGCGCGTAGTTGTAGACGCCGCCTACCTTTAGGTCGTAGCGGCTGCGCGTCTCGAAGTCGACCCAGAGGATCATTCAGCGCTCACCCCTCGCCCGAATCGCGTCAGCACAGTCTTGCGCCGCTCCTGCGTAAATTAATTCGGAGTAATCCCCATCCGCTTCTGCGTATGGATCACTTTTCGGAACGGCTTCATATTTTTCATCACACACCTTCGCACACGCCTCTCGCTCGGCGGCGGCAACGAGGGCGGCGAAACGTTCAAGCAGCGGCACGGTAAACGTCACAGCCAGCAGTCCGTCGTGCCACCCTGCCTCTTTCGCCATGCGGATAATGTCGTCGCGGGTCATGCTCGCCTCGCTTTGTCTATCAATTCATTGATCATGTGCACCCAGTGCCGCACGCGTCGATCGCGCGCAGTGCGCTCGTGCCAGTCATATACACGCTTGTGATACCGGCACGTTCGGCCGGCATACGTCTCTACGCCACAGATGGGGCAGTTGCGTCGTTCACGCATCGTCAGAATCGGGAGCCTACTCACCGCTTGGGTGGGTGGGGCGCACGGCTTTCGGCTCCCTCTCCTTTAGCCGGCTCTACGCCGACGACCCGTGGGGGCAGGGGCCTCTGCAACTGCAGGCGCCTCTGTCTCTACAGTCTCGGGAGCGTCACCTTCCATGCCGATCCAACGCACGACTTCAAAGACGGGCGTATAGATGCGGCCATAGGACTTGTGCTGATAATGCTCCTTACCCAGACGAACGATGGCGACCGGCTTATCTTGGTCCTTCTCGACCTGTTCGGCGATCGCTACCGCCAACGTCTGCACACCGCGCTTACCACCGACCGATGTCGTGGTGTAGCGCACCTCGAGGCCAGTGTCCTCGCCGCTAATGCACTTCAGCGACAGGCCCACTTGCTTCTCCCAGCCCTTGCGAGCCTGCGGCGGCGCCGGCGGCGGTTCTGGCAACGGCTCAGAGACAGACACCATGCTCTCTCCCAGCACCTCACCATCACCCCACGCGATGTAGCCGTGGACGAAGCTGAACGGATTGACGGCCCACAGGCTGTCATCCTCGACCTCGGTTTGATCTGCGCCGAAAACCCAGTGGCCCGTCTTGTCCATCTTCAGGATGGCGGTGCCAACGGCGGCGACTTCGTTTTCCATCTGACGCAACGCCGTAGTAAGCGACGTGACGGCAGGCAGACCGGCTTTAGAGAACTTTACGATACTGGACATAATCAAGACTCCTTTACATCAGTTTATTAAGGGCCGCAGTTAACTGCTGCCCGATCTGTACGACTTCGGGCCGTGGGTCATCCACGGTTGCCATCGTCGTCCCTGACGAAACTGAATGACAGATACCTTCCGGCATCGGCTTCTTCAGCTTCTTCAAGACCTTCTCGACGGTCGCAGGACTTGCCATCGACCGCTCGATAATCTGTTCGTCCGACAAGCCAAGCTCACGCAGCACGCGCTGCGCCTCTGACTCGTCGATCCACTTGCGTGTGCCGCGCTTGGCTACCAGTTTATACCCTGGCACCTTGCCGTTATTCTCAAGCACTTGCATGGCAAGGCCACGCAAGTCTTTGATCCATTCCTCGAGCAAGTCGGCCTTCACGAGCGCCTTGCCAAGCTCTTCGACGTTGAGCTCTTTGACTTGCTTAGCAAGCGCGCGATCCGCAGCGCCCGTCATCTGCGGGCAGATGGGCTTGGCTGCGCACCAGCGGCAGTGATCACCGACATGCAACGGCGCGTCTGGCTTCTCGGCGATCTTGACCGCCTGCACCAGCTCGCGTTCAAAGAATCGCAAACGATCGAAGGTCGTCACCCATCGCTTGACCGACGGCGGCTGCACGATGATGCACTCGACTTCTTTCGCGCCGTCGAACACCCACGCCAAGCTCGGCGTACGCATCGCGGCTGCGGCGTAGAACATCAGCTGCGGATTTTCTTCAACCTCGACCGCCACGCCGTCACCGAATTTCCAATCCAGTATAACGGCGCGATCACCAAGACGGCCAATAATATCGCAAGAGCCAAACACGCCCGGAAGAAGAGTTCCAAAGCTGACAGTTTGTTCGACGGCATATTCGAGTTCCTGATTAGGGTCAATCGCGTTAAGCGCCTGTATTGCAGGCACAATCTTTTCTTCAAACAACTCAGGCGTCAAAGAGATGCCGTTGTACTCTTCGTACATGACCTGATCGGCCGTCGCATCGGTGCTCAACATCTGCGCGATGGCGTTATGCAACAGCGTGCCGGTGTCGGCGTACGATGATGAAGGTTTCGGTGGGACTTGCTGGCAGAGCTTGACACTGCCAGGGCACTTGATGACGCGCTTGGCGGTGCTACCGCCGACGATATTACTGTGGGACACTTCACTCTCCTGTACTGCTTTGAGCCAAGATTAGGCACGGCGAAATCGGTTGTCAATAGATGTTTTGTAAATTATTATCTGACCATGCGTGAGAAGACGATTGAAGAGTATTTGACTTGGGCGGTCGAGCTGGCTGGCGGCGTGACCTTCAAGTTCCGTTCACCCTCGCAGCGCGGTGTGGCCGATCGCATCGTCTGCCTGCCTGATGGGTCGGTGTTCTTCGTGGAGTTGAAAGCCCCAGGCGGGCGCCTCTCACCGCTGCAGAAGGTCTTTGCCAGCGTCATGCGGCAACTGAACCAGCGTTACATGGTCATCTGGGACACCGAGCAAGTCGATGCTTTCATTGCGTCCATATCAAAACGAGGCGGCTGACTTCCTCTTTGAGCGTGACCGCGCGATGGTGCTGGCGCCGATGGGCGCCGGCAAGACGGCGCTCACCCTGACCGCTATGCGCGATGCGCTCGCCCAGGGCGTCGTTAAGCGCTGGCTGGTGCTCGCGCCCAAGCGCGTCTGCGAGAAGGTGTGGCCTGTCGAGCAGCCGATCTGGACGCCGGACATGAAGCTGACGGTGGCTCTAGGCACGCCGGCCCAGCGCGCTGCGGCGCTCAAGTCGGCGGCGCCTGTAGTCGTGACCAACTACGACAACTTGCAGTGGCTCGCTGAGCAGCAGCTCAACTTCGATGGCGTCGTGTTCGATGAGCTCACGCGGTTGAAGAACCCAAGCGGCAAGCGCTTCAAAGCGTTCGAGAAGGTGGTTGAGCCGATGAAGCTGCGCTGGGGTTTGACTGGATCGTTCACATCTAACGGCCTCGAAGACGTGTTCGGGCAGTGCAAGATCATCGACCAGGGCTTGCTCGGCCGCAGCAAGGGCGCCTTCCTGCAGCAGTATTTCGTGTGCCTCAACCGCGAGTACGGCGAGTGGATGCCGCGCAAAGGATCGCTCGAACAGGTGATGGCGCGCATCAAGCCGGCGACGTTCCTGCTAGAGCCTGGGCAGTACAAAGATAAGCTGCCGCCGCTGCACGTCGTCGAGATGCGCTGCGATCTGCCTGATCGCGAGCCGTACGAAAAGATGAAGCGGGACTTCCTGTACGACTTCCCCGACGCGCGCGTCATCGCCATGAACGCGGGCGCTGTCACCAGTAAGCTGCAGCAGATGGCCTCGGGGTTCGTCTACGACTCGCACCGCGAGGCTGACCCCACGCGGCCCGGCAAGTTCACCGTATCGCAGACGCCGGTGTGGTTCGCCGAGCACAAGTTTGACTTGCTCGATGAGGTGCTCGAAGGGAACCAGCGAGCGAATACGATCATCGTGTATAACTTTGTTGAACAGCTCGCCGAGCTGCGCCGGCGCTATCCGCACGCCGCGACGATCGACGACCCGCAGGCGATAGAGCGCTGGAACGCTGGGCAAATAGAGCTGCTATTGATACACCCTAAATCTGCAGGGCATGGGTTGAACCTACAGCACGGCGGCTGCCGCATGGTGTTCTTGTCGTTGCCGTGGTCGCTCGAAGAGTACGAGCAGACGGTCGGCCGGCTGCACCGCAGCGGCCAGACGCAGGACGTGTGGGTCTACATCCTGATCGCCAACTCGACGATCGACGAGCGTATCTGGGCCGCGCTGCACGACAAGCGCGCCCTATCTGACATTGCATTGGAGGAACTGAAAACATGAATTGGCACGAACTAAACAAAGCCCTACCCGACATGAGCGAGGATGAGGTTAAGTACCTGATGCAGCTAGAGCGCCGACGCGTCGAGCCACGCGTGACGTTCCTGGTGCGACTGCACCAGCGCTTCTGTGCGCTGCGCGACGCGCGGGAGCGCGAAGAGCTACTAGCGGGGATTCAGACGGTGCGCTGAAAGTGCGGCACGTCTTTGAAGCTGCGCCAGAAGCCGCCCCACTGGTTCTTGGGGTTGAGCGACTCCCAATACTGGCCAAGCGGCGTAAGCACCTTCACGTCGTAGGTCAGTTTGCCGTCGATGAAAAAGTTGAGGTCGATGGCGCAGCGCTTTAGGTGCAGCGAATTCATGGTCTTGCTGCGCCCGGTCTTAATGTAAATCTGTTGCTGCTCCAGCGTACGGAACAGCTCGCCGCCGGTGACGGTAAAGCCAAGCTCGTTGGCCTTCTGCACGAGCTTGCACACGTCGAGCAGGAACGCGGCTTGTTCGGTGACGAGGCTCATTTCATCGCGTCCTTGAGCTGGTCGGCCTTGTCTTTGGAGCCGATCGAGCTGCCGAAGTAGTAGCTAATGATCTGGGTCGCAATCGCCGACAACACGCCCAGGATGTAGATGAGGATGTCCTTGCGGCTGGAGTCGACCGGCGCGTCGTCGAACATAACTAAAGCAAACAGCACGAAAGTTAAGCTAACAATTCCTAACGCAAGGATAGGCGTGATTATTTTATTAAGCAGCGGCGCGTCTTTGCTTGTGGCGATATGCGCCTCGCGCTGACGGGCGTCGATCGTGTCGCGCACGCCGAGCTCCATCTTGGCAAGATCGAGCCGGTCTTCTTCGATGGCCAAGCGTCGCAGCTCTTCTTCGTGCTCCATCGCGGCGATCTGTACCTTGGCTAGATCCTCGCTCGTCATGTCGGGCTTGAGCTTGACGCCAAGCTTGTCCTCAGTCCACTGCTTGCCCTTGGCGAGCACGGCGTTGGCTACGACGTTAAGGCCGTTGGCCAGTAAAGGTTGCAGTAACCCGAGCAGTGCCGGGGGCATTACTTGTCTACCTTCTCATCGAGCTTGTCGAAGATCTTGCTCAGCATGTTTTTGATGTCGTCGATGTCGCGCTGGTACGTTGCTTGCGTGACGTAAGTGTGCGGCAAGTTGCGCACGTCTTTGTCCAGGCGCTCGATGGTGCGACTGATGTTGTTCAGTATCCACCCACCGAAGAACGCAGCGACACCGATGACGATGTTAAAGAGCATCTGTACGCTGTCCATCGCTCACGCCTTCTTACGCAATACTCGGATGTTATTGAGCACCACCGGCACATACACGCCGCATACGAAAGCGGTCAGGATGTCACTGTTAACAACGGCGACGGCGATGATGCTGGCGGCCTTAACGACCAACAGCACGAGCACCGGCTCGAAGCGCTCAAACAACCACGCCAGTATGGGGTTGCCTTCGCGAGCGCCAAGCTTGAGCCCGCGCACGGTGGTGTAGCCGTCCGCTACTTGTAACAGGATGAACAGTAACAGCAGCATGATCACTCCCTAAGCGCGTTTTGATTAGTCACCACCGGCGCGAGCACGTTGACCGCAGCGCCCGGCCCCGGACGAGTGGCGGGTTGCTGCAGCATCTCGCCAAACTGCGACCGCTGGCCCTTGACCATCGCCTCGGCCAGCGCCTTCGCAGCCGGGTCGGAGTTGAGCATCTCTTGGGCAATGTCGACCGCCAGCTTGGCGTCGACGCGGCCTTGAGCGCGGGTGAGCAGGAAGTTGGCGAACGTAAAGAGCTGGTCGAACACTTGCAGCTTGGGGCCGGCCTGTTCGGCTGTGAGCTCTCGCACACCGCCGCCAGCCGCCACGCCTTCGCGCACCAGCGTCTTGAAGCGGCGCTTGTCGAGCAAATCTTGGCGGATGTCGTTGACGACCGTCGCCACGTCCTCAGACGACTGCATGAGCGCGCCAAGCTTCTCGGCAGACTTCTCAGGTGGCACGCCGACGCGGTTGGCAAGCGTACGCGCCCGGCGCTCCAGCTCCTTAAGCTCGCGCTGACGCGGCTCGAACTCGGCAGCGGCGCGCACCGATGCGGCCTCGCCAGCCTCAGCCAGTCGCGCTGCGCTTTGGTCGAACTGCCGCAAGTCGTCAATGATCTTGACGCCCGAGCTGTCGAGCGTCTGCAGCGCGTCGTCGTACTTGCGCATGAACTCTGCCGACTTGGCCGGATTGATCACGCCATCGCGCACCACTTCGCGGCGGTAACGATCAATGATACCGCGCCGCACTGCGTCGACGGCGAGCTGGTCCTCGCCGAGCGCGGCGACGAACCGAATGGCGTTATCTTCGCCTTCGAGGATGGTCTTGACGACCGACTCCGGTGCGAGCTGCTGCACGCCGGTGGCGCCCTGGCGCTCCAAGTTAGACACCCAGCCGGTGCGGAAGCGCTCGCGCACTTGGATGCGCGCGGCATCGCGAGCGGTCTTGTACAGATCGGCCGCGTCGGTGTCTTTGGTGCCGGCCTCGATGGCTTCGATGGCGGCGGTCTTCAAGCGCATGAGGTTGCGCACGGTCTTGTTGGCCGCCGGGTCGTTGCTGCGCACCAAGTTGCCGATGTCGGCGTTGAGCGCCTGGATGAACGTATCGGCGTCTTGGAGCGTGACCATCGCCGGTTGCACTTGCACTTCAGCCGGCGGACGTTCGCCACCCAAGCCCGCCATCGCGTCGGCTTCGGTGCGCGGCGTGACGACTTTGGAGCGGTAGGCGGCGATCGCGTCGGCCGTGTACGGCGCCTGCTCCGGGTTGAACAGGTAGCCAGTCTCGCCTGCCAACTGCTGCGCCACCGTCTCGACATTGGCAAAGCTGAACGGCTCCGGTGCGGCGTCGAACGCGGCTTGGTACGCCGGGCGCACAACCTCTCTCTGCACACGCTCAAGCTCGCTGGCGCGGCGCTCGGTGACCGTACGGCCCACGTCGCGCTGGCTCTCCTTCGGCAATCCGCCCGCCAAGCGCTCGCGCTCACGCTGCACGGCGCGCTGCGCCATCTCGTCCTGTTCGGACAGCGCGAGCAGACGATTCTTCTGCTGCTCGTCGAGGCTGTCCCGCAGCGCGTTGATGCTGCGCGAGGCAGCCGCCAGCCGGTTTGCTTGGCCCTGCTGCAGCGCGGAGTCGCGAGCGAGGTAAAGATCCTTGACGATCGTGTTGGCGTTGCGGGCGCTACCGAGCAGCGCGGCAAAGCCCGAGGCGTTGAGCGCGGTCGCGACCTTCTCCGGCGGCGTGCCAAGCTCCAACAAGTTGATGGCCTGCTGCACCTTGTTCGGGTCGTTGTCGAACGCCTCGAGGTAAGCGCGCGCCTTGACCTTCTCAGCGCCGCCCGGCAGGAACGGTTCAGTGATGTTGAAGACGGTGCGCGCGCCCGCTTTGATGGGCACCGCCGCTAAGGCGGGCGCAGCACCGCCCGCAAGAGCGAGCGCTGACAAAGCCAACGGATCGGTGACGCCGGCCTCTTGCCCTGCACCGACAGCCGTACCACCGCCGATGGCAGCGACCGTCTGCGCGCCGGGCTTTTCAGCCAGCGTCGTAAGCACGTTGCGGGTGACGGGCGACGTGACCATAGGCGCCAATTCGTTGACGGCGCCAATAGTGGCACGCGTCGGGGCGACGAACGCGCCGATCGTCCGCGCAGCACGGCGGCCACTTGTCGTGGCCTCCGGCGCGACAATATCGGGGCTATACATCGCGTTGATGGCCTCGGAGGGCGTCATCATGGGCTCTTGCCCAAACGCTTGCAGCAGCGGGTTGACGACGCCGCCTATAGCGACGTCCGACGCCAACAGACCGCCGGTGGCGACCGCAGCGCCAACCGGAGCAAGTAGTGGGCCGCCCGTTAAAAAACCTGCCGTACCGCCCAACCCCGCCGCTGTTGCGTACGGCGCTAAGTTCGGGTTAACGACTTCGCGGGCAACGTCGGCGAGCCAGCTGCCACGGCCTTTGGGCATGGCGTCGGTTTTTTGCGCTCGCAATCGAGCGTTTGCCAAAGCAATCGCGCGCTTCTGCTCCAGCGTCATTTCTGCCATAGCGCCCTCTCAGCCGGTGTCATTACGGCCCACACTGCAGGGTCAACGCCTGCAGGCACATCGGCCGCCGGTGCAGCAGCATCGGGCGCGCCGTACATGCCGAGCACGACGTTCATCGCCTGATCAAGCTCCGGTGTCCACGCGCGACCTGATTTAAGTTTAGCCGCCTCAATATACTCGGCGAGTTTGCCGCGCTTGTCAGCCAACGCGCCTGCCTTGTCAGTAAAAAGCGGCTTGATCTCGTTGATGGTCGCCTCGCGCTGCTCTTTGTTGTATGCGGCGCCGGTGGCCATAAAGAGCAATGCGTCGATAATGCCTTCGTAGTTCTGCTCGACGATCTGCCTATCTTCGGAGCGAATGACCGCTGCAGCGCCTTCGCCAATCAACGGTACGCCGCGCGCGGCGGCTTCCAAAGCGCCCGCAGACATAGCGCTCGGGTTGCGCTGGATAGCGGCTGCGATACGTTTGGCGGAGTTCAACACGCGGCTGGCGTTAAACGCCGTGTTCTGCTCGTCAACGCGAGCGTCGCCTGCTTTAGCAGCGCCAGTAACCACTTCGCCGTTATAGATGATGGGCTTGAGCGCGCCGGTGCGTTTGTTGATAGCGACCAAACCTATCCCGGTGTCTTTGATTTCAAACTCCGGGTTTTCGCGTTTCCACTTTTCAACGTCTTTATCAAACGCCAGGCGCCCTTCGCTCACAGCTACTTGCCGCTTTTGAACGCCTAAAGTTTCATTTTGACGCAGATTCTCTAAATATTTGGTGTAGCCCAACGCGCCTTCTTGCGCTGTGGACACCCATAGCGGGTCAAAATCTTTAGGCGCGCGGCTGACATCTATGCCGATCGCCTTAGCTTCGTCGTATAGCTGACGGTAGCTACGCGGATCTTTACCCAGCGCCAAAAAATCATATAGCGCTCTTGATCCCTCAATCTCAGTGTCTAAGTTTGATTTCTTAGCTTCTGCCGCCGCTTTGCGTCCCTTGGCTACTGATTCGTACAGCTCGGCGCCAGCTTGACCAAACTCGCCCGCAAGCGACGGCAGGGCGTCCGGCTGGTCAAAAAAGCCTGGCGTCGCCACTTTACGTCGCAGCGCGTTCTGTTCGGTCAGCGCGCGCTCGGCCTCACGCATCTGCATTTGCACGAGCGCATTACGCTGCTCGGCAGCGCGTAAGCCTGCAATTTGATTCGCTATTTCAAGCGGCGATTGAATTTGTACCGGCTGGACGCCTAATGCGATGCGAGGATCAAGGGCCATAACAAGTCACCTCTATCAGATCACGCCTTCGGCGCCGACGCCGGACGGGAGGCCACCGCGACCAATGCCGCTAGTCGGGTAAATTCGGTTGAGCAGATCGCGCTGCATCAAATAGTTGGCGCCGGTGCCGATCGCTTGGTTGAGCGCGTTAGCGCCACCAATGTAGCCCGACGCGCGAGCGGCTGCGCCCGAGGTCATCAAATCTGCAGCGGTACGCGCAGATTGACCCACGTCCTGACCGAAACCAGTTGTCGCCTGCAAACCGCCGCCGTACAGACCGGCAAGCGCGTTAGCGCGCTCGGCGCGCAGCTGCATCGCGCGGTTAAACGCGTTGCTGTACTCCTGCGACGCGAGCTCCTGGCCGTACTGCTGACCGGCTTTGAGCGCACCGCCGGAGAACATGCGGCCGCCTGCAGACAATCGGCGGTCAAGGTCTTTCATGCCCTCGCGCAAACGGAACCCGTAGCCGGGGTCCATCATAAGATCTTGCTCACCAAACTGCCGACCAAACAAACCATAGTCGGCGGCGCCCGTGTCGGGGCCAAGGCCCGCCATACGCGCCAGCGCGTTTTGCGCCTCAAGGCCCGTTTCGCGGAATGGGCGTGACAGCTCTTCCTGTCGAGCCAGCGCTTCGCGCTGCTGCTGTGCGGCAGTATCGGCGGCTTTTTGTTGAGCTTTAGCGGCTTTGCTAGACGCGCGAGAACTAGCTGCAGCGCCGATTGCGGCGCTTCCTAAAACTGCGGCGGCGGTACTAATGGCCATTTACGCGACCTCTTTGTAGAACGTACGTTCCATCGGTTGAAACCCCTGACGGACGTACAGCTTTTCCATCTTTGACGCTCGTTCGTCCTCTAATGCAATCATAAACAGCGCCGACGCCCCTTTTTCGGTCGCCCACGCGTCTATTGCATCATACATTGCCTTGCCCGCGCCATGCCCGCGAGCTTCCGGTGACAAGTACCACCAGAGCTCCTGCGCGACCCAGTAGTCCGGGTTGAAGTACATCGGGTACACCAGCGCCCCGCAGACGCCAACAGCGCGGCCCTCGTGCTCGGCGAGCCACACGCCCATGTTCTGACTCTCGACGGCGGCCGTGAAGAAGTCGGCAAAGCCATCCGGGCTGAACGGGATAGCCTGGCGGATGGGCGAGGCTTCGTGGAACGCGATCGCCAGCGGCATGTACGCCGGCAGATCATCAAGCGTAGCGGGGCGGACGATCATGAAATCTCCCGTCCTGACGAGCGAATATTGATGGACGAGGCAGCCGAGGCCAGCGTAGAAATAAACCCGCCCGGAGCCAAAGCAGCGCCCACAATCTCGGGGAACGTGTAGGTTTCAGACGGCTGCAACGACTTGGTTTTAACAATCAAGTTCTGATTGCCTGCGCCATCTAGCGCCGTCACCAAGTTGACCGACAGGGTAGCCGCCGTGGCGCTGTAGTTGGTCGCCGTGAACTTGTCGATAATGGTCGTGACACCCGACGCCGTGTATTGGGTAACTTGGGTATTCTCCGCAATCTTCGCGGGAATCAGAACTCTGACGTTAACTGCCATGTGTCACCTAAAAGGTAAATACGAAACGCACGCGGCCATTGCTGCCGACCTTGCCGTCATCACCGCCGGGGAACGGATCGCCGCCATCACCACCAGCGCCACCGACTAGGCTGCCCACACCCGCAATCGGCGCACCGCCGGTTTGCGTGAAGTTAGCCCCGCCGTTACCCGGTGTGTTGGTCGTGTTGCCGCCGGTTGCGATACCGCCTGCACCCTGCTTGCCGCCGTTAATGCCGATGCCGCCAAAACCACCACCACCGCCCGTGCAAATCATTTCTGCAAGCGCATAGGTTCCGGCGTAGGCCGTTGAGATACCGCCATTACCGCCCAACGGGTCGCCGGATGTGCCAGCCGTTCCAGCAGCGCCAACGGAATACGCAATAGTCTTCAGCGCATCTCCGCCTGACAGTACCAGAATGGTTTTGGCGTATCCGCCGCTTCCGCCGCCGCCGCCAGGATTGTCTTGCGGCTCATAAAGGAACTCGCCACCGAATATATCTGTGACCGTGCCAAAGCCGCCGCCGCCACCGCCGCCCCACACTTCAATGGTGACGCCTGTAGCACCGGTTGGGATAGTGACAAACCCAGCCCCAGACGAATAATCATTAACGCCCGCTCCGGCCCCGCCGGTCGTGCCTGCAATCGCTGCTGCTAGGGTAGCGCCGCCCATCAGGTCAACCCTGCTCCGCTGATTAGCCACGAGGTTGCCGCGATCTTAACGCAGGTCGCCAAGCCGTTTTGGGCAAGGGTGCGAGTGCCGGTCGTCGTGCTGTTAGCCAGCGTCAGCGTGTCGGTCGTAATCGCAATCGACAGCGCCGTTGAGTTGACGTTGATGATAATAACGACCGTACCTACCGGAAACGCGACCGCTCCGTTAGCCGGAATGGTCAGCGTCTTGCTGGTGCCGTTCATCAAAATGGACTTGCCACGGTCGGCCAGCACCAAGGTGTAGTCATCAGTTTTGCTGACTTGTGGGGCTTCTCGATAGCCCACCGCGTAGTTCGCGCTAACCGTATCGTTGTCCGGTATTAGCGGCGTTCCGGTAAAGGTAGGCGAGGCAATCGGAGCGTAAACAGCCGCAATCTGTGCGGGTGTCAGCGCGTCGGTAATTCCATAACCTGCAAGCGTGGTCGGGGTATCCAATATGGACAGCCAACTAACGCCCGTAATTGAAATATCGTTGATTCCCGGAACATCGTCATACGATCGAATGACGACACCATTAGAGTCAGCAATATCAAACCGATAGTTTTTGCCTTCCTCTAACCAGATTTCCTCAAACGGACGTCCAGCCGAATCCAGCGTAATCGGAAAAGAGTTTTGAGCATCTGCTGATGCCGAGGTGTAGGTCACTGCGGGGGTCGTAGTGCCTGCGTCATAGGTGTAAATCTTGCCGCCAGAAAGAATGTCTCCGTCGTTATCGAAGAACTGCCATCCGGCGCCCGCTAAGGCTGAAAGGTAGACGGTCATATTAACTCTCTAGCAAAAGATTGTTGTATTCGCCCGCTTGCATAATAACCCAATTTGTGCCATTGGAGACGAGCGTTGCCCAGTTTCCAGCAATGTCAAGCAATATGCCGGTTTGGGCTGCCCCACCCCCTTGCGGGATGACGTTAGCCGAGGCAGACACCAAGGTCTGTGGCTGATAGTTTTGGAAAGTAATTACCCTGCCGGTATGAGTAGAGGCGGTGGGAAGCGTTACCGTGCAAGACGAACCGGACTTGTTATTAATAATCCAAGTTTCGCCATCTGCAACCGTAAAGTTTGCCGTTTTAGTGACGGGGGCCGAAGTAACGATTTCGCCCGATCCGTCTTCGTAAGTCGGTCTAACAAACAAAATGCCGTTGTTGGCGGCATGTACCACGGCGGCCATAAACACGATGGCGTTCGGCACTGCGGGGCGATTTTTGGTTAACCCACCCGTTACCGCTGGGTCGTAGTACAACACCTGCCCATCTACCCATCCGCCTTCGCTTAGGCCGCGAGTATCAATGCCTTTAATCTCGCCAAACCAAGTGACATAACCCCAGTCATTTAGGGCAATGTTTTGCGTGGCAATGCCCATAATGTATTCGGCTTGAGAAGACGTTAACCCCGTAGCGGGAGCCGCTTGCAAACCACCGGAAGCGCCTAATGCGCCGGTAAACATGACCACTTGCCCTTTGGTTATAGGGGCGCTGGCTTTGACTCGATAGAACGTCTCTTCGCCAACGTCTTGCACAATGTCGCCAGAATCTTCCATGACAATCGCAAGCGTCTTTGATCTATCCTCGTTGTCCCAGTAAACCGTTCCCGGAACCGTTGACGGATAAGGCCCAGGATTACGCCCGAACGTCGTCCACGGCAGATTAGCCTGCTGAAGTCCGGCAAACGTTCCTAACTGCGGCTCGGGGGAAATGTTTAACCCCGACTCAATAATCTCCGTTTGCGACTCTAATGACGGTTGCGGAACCGGCGCTAACGCCAAGTCCACGGTCGAGATGTCGCTAGTGCCTGCGCCTGTAATGTTGTACAAGTTGTACAAGAACCTGTACCACTCACGATTAACCAAGCCCGTCTGTGCGTCAACAAACGGAACTCGCGGCGCGGGTATCTGTGTAATCTTGTCAGGCATTGGTGCCGGAAAGTTCCAGTTCGGCACCCATGATGGCAACCTTGACCGGATCGGTGCCGCTAATTTCGTACACTCGGTCGCGCAGTTTAGTTGTCATGCCAAGGCGACGGAAAATGGTGCGATGACCGTATTGCCCTATTCTGCCCATGCTGGCGTTACGTTCGCCCACCCAAGTGTGTCCGCCATCGTCAGACCAACGCAGCATTAACTGCGGATCGGCGCCCACAACCGCATTTACGTCTACGCCAATGTACATGCCGGTGTTGCTGCCGATTGGCTGATACGCAACACTTGTTGATGACAAAACATTCGCAGAAACCGTGTATGAAACGCCGCTGCTAGACAACACGGAATTAGTAACCGTATAAATCCCACTTGATGTAGGCACTAACCAAGGCGGCCCGACAGTCTCGTTACCGCCCTGCTCGGTCATAATGAAATCGCCATTTTCGGCCAACAGCAATACTTGATCGTAAACGCTGTAGCCTTCAAGACCTACGCCTGTTTCAAGATCAATTTGTAAGGTGTGATGGGCGGTGCGTTTAAGGTTATTAGCGCCGGTTGGCAGCGCACGCCACCGCCGTAGCCACTTTTGTACCTGACCATTATCAGCGTATACGTCTAAATCAAACGCGTACAACTTGCCGTTTTGGTAGTCACCAATGATAGGTACCCCGTTAAACCGCGCATGGCAGTTACCACGGTGGCGCGTAAAGTCACCCTTCACAAATCCTGCACGTTCGTGCCACGCGCCCGTAGCAGCGTCGAATACCCATGTCGTATCGGCGTCGGTAAAGTTCAGTACATAGAACGTGTGACCGTCCTGCTGATAGGTATAGCCCACTGCGTCGGCTAAATTGCTGTAGCCCTGAATGGCAAATTCCACAGCGTGCGTAGAGATACGGATACCCTGATAGCCTTGTGCTCGATAGACAATGCCCTGACCGCGAGCGTCTGCGCCTAACCAAAAGACGGAGTTGTCCATCTTGGCAACAGAATACGGTGCGATACAGCCGATTTCGTTGTAAGCGCCTTGGATGCGCGTCAACGGAAACAAGGGATCGCCCGAGTTGTACCAAACCTCCACCGAGTTCGTGCCAAATAGCCACGCTTCACGGTGGTCAATGATCAGCGACACCAAGCCGTCCGGCGAACCTTCGGCGCTGGCGAAGTCGAGTGGGTCGATCGACAGACCGTCAAGCAGCTGCGTCACCCACACGCGCTGACTGTTAGGCTCGTTAAAAACAAAATATCCGTCAAGATAGCCAACAGTCACAGCGCCCGGAAAATCTGGGTCGGTAATCTGCGCAAACTGCAGCGTATCCGTGTTGTAGATGAATCCGTCCGGGTTACACGCGATAAAAATTTGCGTGCCGTTGTCGGTCATTGACACCGGACCCGTGCCAGTCACATCGCCAATCTTAGTGGCCGTGTAGTTTGGCGTAACACGATAAAGCTCGCTGCCTGACACTACATACAGAAAATTTTGGTGTTCCCACAGCCCGCGAATGGGGCCGGTACCAATCAAAACTTTTAGTGCCAGACCGGGACAACGCTGTAGATACGCAGGCTCCTTGCCGCCCTCCGGTATCACTTCGGGATAAAGATTGACCATCCGGTTGTCGGCAGCATTAACCGACCGGATGACGTACGACGACCCTAAGATCGGCGTGTGCATTAGAAGTTGCCAGTAAAGATGTTAAAGCGCGGGCGGTTAACCATCAGCGCCGCCGGCATTGCCATTACATCGCCCGGATCGTTGATGCGCTTGAGGTTGCGCTTGCTGTACATCGCAATGCGCTGCACTTGCGGCGAGGGCTCAACGCCAAATTCAGGCGCTAATTCGCAGGCCAAGTTGTAGCGAAACGCGCGCAAATAGCCTGGCGGGAATGTCAGGTCCGTATCCAGCGCAGCCGGCTGAGTCAGCGGGCGCACCGACACAAAGTGAAACTCCAGCACGCGAGACGGCACTGGATACAAATACAGCTCGATGTTAGGGTACGTCGGGTTGTACCACAAGATCTGCGGGTAGGTAGACGTGACCGTCTTGACCGCAATGTTGTTGTACTGCTCTTGGTTAATCATGCGGATGCCGTACGACACGTTGGTCGAGGCATCGCGAAAGTAAGTAGCGTCGTCGAGCTTAATTGGGCGCTCGCCTACAAAGTCGCCGGTGGGGCCGAGCGTGCGCATGCGGGTGCTCGGCGGCCAGTTGTACACTTGGTCGATGGTGGAGAAGACGGATAGCCGCTCCGTGCTCCACGAATCAATCATCTGGTTGAGCGCCGTCAACGCGTCTTGAGACGTGGCGGCGGAAGGCACTTCACCTTCTGCCAACATCCCGATCAGACGTAACGCACCGTTGATCTGGTCAGCAGCGGTGGTAGCCATCAATTACTCCTTGCGTCGGCGGCGAGCTCGTAAAGCGTTTGGCGTGTCGGAATCGACCGACGCCGGCATTTCTGCCGACGCCGGTGATTCTGAATCATCCGGGTCAGAAGGGTCAAATTCCTCCCACCCGTGCTGCATATCTTCCTGTGCTTCATTCCAAGAGATAGCGACTTTTGCGCCATGCTTGGGGTGGCGAAGAAAGATATTGGCCATATTACGAAGCCAGCAGCGGTACGGTGTACCAAGTCGTCGCGTCGTACGCCACGAGCAGCATCGAGGTCTTTGCCGCCATGTCGTAAGAAGCGTTTGCCGACAGCGCATTGATCGCATCGCCAGAGGCCGGATAGACCTTTAGCACTGCGTTCGCCGCATCGGCGTTCTTGATAATCACAACCAAACCAGCAACAGCTGCCGGAAGGACAACGCCCTTAGCCGCGTCAGCGCCCGTCACGAGCGTAAAACCGCCCGTCACCGCCGCTGCCGTACCTTGGTTGCTGCCTGCCGCCGCTACGGTGGCCGACTTAATGAACAGATTGCCGCTTGCCGTGACCGAAGCCGACGAAACGCTACCAGCGGAAACCCCGCCAACAACGCTTACGCTTTGAAACTCCGGGTCAGCATAGGCAACACCAATCGCCTGTGTATTAGGCATATCAATACCCCTTTAGGTTAGCCCCCGGCGGGTTGCCCCGCCGAGGACGTTGCCATTAGCCGAGACGGTAGCAAGTCCAAGCAGCGTCGCCGGTCTTGCGAGCGCGGAAGTGAGCCGACGTACCGTCAGCCACCACTGCCGAGCCAACAATCGTCCAGCCCGTGCCCGAGAAAGTCACGTCGTTCGCAGCGTTGTCACCGAGGTTAACGCAGTAGAAATCGAACGTGCTGCCCACGCGAGCGCTGGCAACCGCCGCGTCCACGAGCGAAGCCGCCGCGAACGAGTAGGTGCCTGCATCCGTGCCGCCCGAGTCAACCGAGAACACGCCGTTCACAAGGTCGGCAACCGCGATGGTGCCGGTGGACCCGGCATACGCCGTGACCGCACCGAGCACGCCCATCAACGGCTCAGACGAATTGCCTGCGCCAACCTGATACCCACTAGTACCGTTTGAAAGTGCCATTTTGAATTACTCCGTGAATTAGGTTAACGATTAGCCCCAGAGGCGCACGGCCATCTGCGGACGGATCACCGAGTAGCCATACAGCACGTCGATACGGCACGGCATACGGTCGTTGTTGATGTCGTACTGACGGACAACGCGCATGGAAATACCGTTGTGGACCTGGCGGGAAGCCATGTCGACACCCTGCGGCATGAGCAAGTCAGCCGTGGCGAAGGCAATAGCGTCCTTGTGGTACACGAGGTTCTGCGGGTACTGGGTCGAAGCGCCACCCAAAAAGGTGACAGCCGCACCAGACTGCGGGAACGAGTTGACGGTCGCCAGAGCGTGCGCCGAGGTGTAGATCGCCGGGCTGATCTTTACATCCGTGTACAAGCTGCTAGCTGCAGTGATGTCCTCAGTGACCACAAACTGCTGGAGCGAGCCAGTCGATTCGCGGGTCTGCGGGTTAACTGCAAACACGTTAGCGATGGTAAACACGTCGCCTTTCTTGAGGGTCTGACCGTCCACACCAACGAGGGTAATCGTCGAGGCGCCCTGCGCGGACACCGTAACGCTCACTGTCGTGGTCGCAGCGCGGCTACCCGTTGTGAACTGCTTGATCGACTGCGACATGTTGAGCTCATTAAAGCCCAGGATGCCTTCGCCGAACATACCGTTCTTGAACTGCGCCGAAATGGTGCTGACCGGGTTGAACAAGCCCTTCATGCCCTCGATGAGCGCGGCGTTAGCAGCCGGGTTCACGGTGACATAGCGCGGCGACATCACAGCAGCGGCTTCGTTCAACTTCTGCTGGGCAGCGAGAAGAACAGCGGTGCTGCTGGGGGTCGTGCCGGGAGTGCCAACTGACTGGAAGATGCCTTGGAACGAGTTAGCAACGTCAGCGTCGATGCTGGCGGCCAACTGGCTGATACGCGGCTTCAGCACGCGCTCGGCAAAGTCGTCCAACTGCATGGTCATTTCGGCAGTCGTGAAGTTGACGCCGATGTGCTTCTGGTTGGCAACGGTGAGCGTGGTGAACTGCTCGTTGTCGTCCTGCACCTGGAGGGCAGCACCGTCGGTGACAAGAGCGCGGTCCGGCAAGCGGATACGCAGCGTGGTGCCGATCTTGGCGCCTTCGACAGCGTAGCTGTTGTCGTACTGACGGTTGACGTTGCGGGTGAGCACGAGGTTGTTCTCGAGGATCTCGAGAGCTTTCCGCGTGATCATGTCAATAGTAAGAAGTGTATTAGCCACTGAATTATCTCCGAAAAATTGTTAGCGACGACGCGCTTCCCACTGCTTAATCTGCCGCTGGCGCTCGCGTTCGATCCATTCAGACGTGCTCATGGCCGAAATTGACCGTGGGTCAGTCGTCTCAAAGGCCGATCCGTTAGTGCCTTTTGCCGAAACAGGTTTGATCGGCGGGGGCGCGTTGGATGTTTTCTTGATTGGTACCGGATTGTCAGCCAATTTAGCCTCGATCTTGCCAATCTCTTTGGCTTGCAAGTAAGGGCTCATGCGGGAAATACGGTCAGCCTCACGGGGGTTAGAACCGAGGTAATAAGCAATATCGGGTCCAACATCCGAAGCCTGAATCGTCTGAGCCATCACGGTCGTAATCGGTAGCGAGTTGTTATACGCGACTTGCTCGAAGTCTTCGTATTTGTCCCTCGCCGCCTCTTCGCGATCATGATACGCGTCACGAATAGCCTGCATTTCTCGCTCTGCTTCGCGTCGAGCTAAGAGCTCGGCCGCCTTACGCTCGGCCAAAGCCTCTGCGTACGCGTCCGGGTCTTCGATCTTGCTAGGCAGCTCTGCAGGAGCAGTCGTTGCCGGCTGCGCCCTCAATGCTTGCTCTCGTTCCCACTTGCGCCGTTCACGGGCAAGTCGTTTGCCGACCATTGCATCCAGCTCTTCTTGAGTGAATACCTTGGCAGGCTTCTCTTCCGGCGACGCCTCATTAGGCGCAACTTCGGGTTCCGGGGCCGCCGTAGCTTCCGGTTCCAGCGCGGCTTCCGCCGCTACAACTTCAGGGAGTTGATTCTCGTCAGTCATGTTGATTCCTTGGGAATCCCTGATGATTCGCACCAGTACGGGGTAACAATACTGTATGGTTTAACAGGGTGCAACACCTTAGTTCGGGAACGTAGCAGACAAACGAATAAAGTCATTTGTTCCAAATGCTGCTGGGCTGTTGTACGTTACCGATCCAGACGTATCGCGCAAAAGTTCTGCAATGGTTGAACCGGCTCCGGGTATTTGAACAAAACCTGAATAAACGGTTCCGCCAATGTTCATGTAAACCGTTCCGCCTGCGTACAAAGTGTCGTTTTTAACGGCATACGGCAGTGACACTCGAATACCACCGGTTCCTAAATCAGTCGTGCTGCCCACAGTAAGTTCCACAACAAACGTGGTCGTGGCTCCGTTGCGGAAGTAAGTGCCCGCAATAGTGCCGTTACCGATAGACGCAATCGACTTAGCAGTGCCAGTGCCGGTCCCGGCTCCGGTTGCCGTAAATTGAACGCCTACGGTATTTGATGCGGCGCCAATCAACGTAAAGTCAGTTGTGCCGACGACGACAATTTCATAAACCTTGCCAATAACAAAGGTTCCTGCGGCCTGCGGAGTAGGATCAACAGACACTACAGGCGTATAGGCAATGCGCCACGCATCCAGCAAGTTGCGATTGTTGTTAGCGTTATCAATGATTGGCAAATTGTTGTAACTATTGCCCTGCAACGCGATGTTGTCAGACGTAGTCTGAATCGTAATTTGCGGCGTGATCGCGCAACTAATCATCGTGTGATTGTTGCCTTGAATGGTTAATGCTGCTTGGTTGGCAATACGGCAGTTTGTAATCAACGTAGCGCGAGAGTTCAGGCTGTAGAACAAATCAGCCAAAAAACTGTTGTTAACATAAGTGTTATTGCTTGAACCGAACGAAAACGAGCAGAACCCGTTTGTCTCGATGTGCGAGAACTTACGCGGATATGCTCCAGACTCCACGCTACCGGTGTCTTGAATGACGATAGCGTAGTTGCCAGTGCCAGTTGCGCCGTTGGTCTGCGAGGCGATTAGGTCAAATACAGAGGACTGATTACCGCCTTGGGAGTAAAAATACAAACAAGCGGCATTAAAGTCGGTAATGCGGCAGTTAGTAATGCTTTGGCGACCCACGCCGTTGTTAATGACGACGCCTTGGCCGGTGTACGTTGAGCCTTGCCCGTCAATCCAAAGGCCGGACAAGCCCGAATAGTTACCTAACGTCATCATGTCGCCGTTGAAGGCATGCAACAGTTTGGAGGTTCCGCGACCAGCGCCGTACAGCGTGGTGTTATCAGGAACCGCCAAACCAGAAGTAATTTTGTAGGTACCAGGCGGAACATACACCGCCGTCGATGCAGCCATCGCAGAAGTAAACGCAGCCGTATCGTCCGTTGTGCCGTCGCCTACCGCGCCATAAGTCTTGACGCTAACCATCTGCCCAAATGCGCTAACAGGCGTCTTTTTGGTAATGCCGCCCTGCACGATAGGCGCTAATTCAGCGCCGCTAAGGGGTTGAGTAGCCGATGGTAATTGAGAGATTTTGACGTTAGCCACGTTTATTTACTCCAAGGCAACGGCACAAACGAGACAGGCTGCGGCTGGTTATCTACTTGCGCTTGCACCTTCGCCTCGTATTCATCCGCAGCAGCACCCAAGGCTTGCTTTACCCATTCCACAGCCTGCTCGTGAGTCACCGAGTCAAACGCCACGAAAGCGGCGGCATCGGGCGGCAGCAAGTTTACTTCGCCGAACGCATAACCGTGCTTTTCGCCATCGGATGCCAGCACATCAAACGCACAGCGAACGATTACATCGTTCAAGCCGCCAATACTAGATGTCTCTACTCGGGTGACTTTCCAGTTAGCCATTACGCGGCCTCTTCAGACTTTTCCTCGACAGGCGCCCACGGCAGCGGCACAACCTTCGGCTGCGCGGCCTTCTGCGCGTCGATCTGCGCTTGCAGCCTAGACTCCACTTGCGCGACACCGTTATCGCCAAGCGCGGCCTTCGTCCAGCCAATCACTTGTTCCTCGGTAGCGTCAGCCAACTTGGTGAAGTGATCAGCATCCGGCGGCAGCAACTTAACGTCGCCTTCCACATAGCCTTTTAGCCCGTTTTCGTTGCCGTCAATAGCAAAGCAAACCGTCACAACGACGTTTTCCAATGCATCTTCATTTATTGCCTCAATCTGGCGAACCTTCCAAGTGCTAACCATTGCTCTGCTCCTTTGCCTGCGCTTCCGCCTGCTCTTTGATCTTTACCACTAAAGGCCACGCGCCGCTGATTGTCGGGAGTTGCCCGAGCGTTTGTAGGATCGCGTTGACTTCTTCCACCGTCAATTTAAGGTTGATTTCCATTAGTTCAAATCCACCCAAGTGCTTCCGTCGTAAACCTTTAGTTTGTTGGTGCCACTGTTGTAGTAAACGTCACCAGCCTCTGCACCAGCGGGGTCGGCTGCAAGTGGTTGAAAGCGCACCTGTCCGGTGGACTTCAAACGCAGTCTTTCTACCGCCGCTCCAGTTCCAACAGTGTTGTTAGTTTTGAAAACAATATTGCCCGCCGTAGCGGATGAATTCAAAAACTCTATTGACGAGGTAATGTTGAAAGACGCGTTGCCAGACGTTGACGTTGTTTGAACGATTGCGCCGTAGCGATCCGTAGCGTTACAACCCGAAAAATATAGAGTTGGATAATCACCTGACGCTGTAGATTGGAGTGCTAACTTCGCATCCCAAGCACCGTCGCGGGTTACTGACGGAGTGATGACCACGCCCGCGTCACTTGTTGAAGTCGTGCCAATGCTGACTGTGCCAGCAAAATAATTCGCCGCCGTCCCCGCTGCATAGAAGTTCCAACGGTTCGTGCCACTAGCAATGTTGCTGTAGAAGCCGTAGTTGTTGGCGGCTCCGGTTAAAGAAGAATCTGCGCGGAATCCGAATTGACTTGTTACCGCAGAGCCAGCGCCAAGCGTTCCTTGGGATGCAAAAAACCCGCTGCTCCGTAACATTGTGAAAGAAGCGGCAGCGGTAGAAAACACGTTGTTAAAGCCGACATAATCCGCTGTTGATCCGGCGGGCGTTGTGCCTCTTGCCGCGAATACGATTGAATTGCCGCTGTTAGTCGGCAGTGTTCCGGTAACCGTTACTTTGTCAAACGCACTCGCCGTCCCGCCGATTCCGACGTTGCCGGAGGGATCAATAGTCATGCGCGCAGACGTCATTGCATCTGATGTCGTTGAATCTTGCGTGTAAAACTCTAATGCGGTTGGCGCAAGATTTGCGGTTGCGGTACTCCATGTTCCGCTTTGTCTTGCTCTAATTCTTGCCGTAGTTCTGTATAAATTATTATTTTGTCCAACAAAATCAATGTCGGCTATTTTTTCGGTTCCGCCTGCTGTACTTAATGGATTTGTGCTTGTCAGCGTATAGGTGGGCTGATCTGCTGATAACTCTAAAATTGAACTTGGCGAAGCCGTCCCAATACCAACGTTGCCGGTGCTATCAGCAATCGTAATCGCCGCCGTACCGTCGTTTGCTTTAACGTTCGTAACTTGTGCGTTCGGAACCGACAACGTGGTTCCGGGGCTGAACGTCATATCACGCGGGACGGCATAGCCATCGCCTGCCCCCGGAGCGCGAATCTGCGGGGTTGCCGTATCAAGTGCCAAAACTTCCAAATTAGCCATGTTCAGTTACCTCAAACTGGGAAATAGGTCGTTCCGGCACTATCTCTCACCGAATCGACGACCACATAGGTTGTCCCGCTGCTGTCTGCGACAATTGTGTCGCACGAATAAACCGTTCCTGCGCTATTAGCAACTTGGAACGGCGGCCCAGGCAGCGGGGTGGCCTCAGCCGTCGCCAATGCAATGATACCGCCCAGCCCAAGGCTGACGGCATTACGCAACGGGACTCCGTAATATCGAGCCATTAGTTTTGGTTAATCGGCTTGGCGTACACTACGCCGCTTGAGCCAACTTGAATCGCCGACACTCGCCACGGAGCACCCGTGCCGTTCGGTACGATAAACGGGATAGGAGTGTTTGCCGGGATCGGCGTGTCGGAAGTCGTTGCCGTAACGTCTTCGCCTACGCGGATATAAGCAGCCGTCGTACACCATACAACGACGCCTTCCGGGCCGGGATTCCACGCAGTCGTTGAGCCTGCGGTGCCACTGTAACTGGCGCTGTAGGCCGGATAACCATCAAGCGGATTAAGCAATTCCATTATCTAGTCCTCACGCCAAGAATTTCAACTTATAAATAGTGGATAAATACAGCTCGAAAATCGCATCTATCAAGTTCTGAAGGGTTGTGTCGTCCTTACCGACGACCTTATACCGCATTTGTTCGAGCTCTTTAAGTTCCTTCTCGAGAAAGTCGAGCACGTTGGTCGACTTCTCGGCGGATGCCAGAACGATTGGCCCGATCAGGCCGTACTTGCCCTGGTAGGCTTCCGCAAAGCTGTCAGCCAGCGGAATCACGCCTTCATAAAACTTTTGCAGCGCCTTGTGCTTGGCAAAGCTGCGGGTGTTCAAATGAGTGCTGTGGGTCACGTCCCGTGCCAAAAACAGCCGCCCGATAAAAACTTCACAAGTCATTGCGGTGGTAACTCCATAGACATATCCATAGGTACAGGCGCTCCGCGTTCGGTTGGCGCTACCAGATCGCCCGAAGTCATCATGCCGCTAATTGTACCCAGCACAATGTCCTGAATTTGCTCGGGCGTCATGCCTGCCTGCACCGCGCTAATACGCTTGGTTTCCGCATCATACGCCTTAATGTCCACTTCGCGGGCTTCGATCGACTTCTGGACGTTATCAAGCATAACGCGCATTTCATCCATCTGAGCGCGCAGCTGCTCGTTCTCCATCTTGGCCGCTTGAATGGCTGGATCCTCTTCATCCTCCAGCAGTCGCGGTTCGATCGTCTTCTGCAAGCGCTGGGCAATCTCTTGAGCGCCCGGCCAGTCCATGTTCTTAACGAACAGGTCGCCAGCGACGGCCCACAAGTTCGGGTTGGCCTGCAGAATTTGACCCATTGCGTCCATCGCCTCTTGGCGCTTGGTCAGATACGACGGGCCAGTCGTGACCGCCACGTCGTATTTGCCCACAGACGGGTTGTAAATCTTCTCGATCACGATGCCTATCTCATTGCGTACTTCGCGCACGGGCTCCGGCTGCATCGGGTCGATGCGCACGGTCGAGGTTTCACCGTCGATACCAATGATGCGCGCAATGCGCTGGGTGTCGTAGATCTTCGGGATCAAATCAACGAGTTGGCGCGTCCCGTAGCGTATAGCGCGAGCTAAGTTGTCAATGTAGTGATATGAACCTGTGTCGCCTTGCCGTTCACGCGCCAAGATGGCTCGGCCTGAGCGCTCGTTAGATGTCTCGCCCAGGCTCGAATCGTAGTATCCAGTGGTCGATTTAATGTCATCCGAGGCCCCCATTTTGGCCTGAATGAGCCCTGTTTGCGCCAAAGGCGGCTGTGCGCGTGCCGGAAGCGGCAAAACGGCGCCTTGACCGTCAGTTACGTCAGGATTGACCTCCAAATACGGGTAATTTTGCGTATTGGCGGTCTTCCACTGGTGTTCGTAGCCTTCAAATTGGCCTGCGTAGCCAATAAACGGCGCTTTTGGCGCCAAAGCGAGCATTTCGGCCTCTTGCGACACCCAATAGTTGTACATTCGCTGGGCATCTTTGGCGTTTCGCACCAACCCCGAGATGTACAGGCGTCCGTCGACCTCAAATTCGTTGCCGATCACGCGAATAACCGGGATATGTCGACCCGGCCAGTCGTTTTCTTCCAAAATTTCGTAGCCGTTGGTCTTCATCCACTTAATACGGCGGATCTCGACCTCACGGGTGCGCAGCGGACGCACGCCCATCATCTCCATCTGCCGCGCTTCGGGTGACCCGGCGTAGGCAGTCTGGTTGTTGGGGTACAAATGAAGCGTGGCCTTTTCGTATACGGCGTAGAAATACTCCGCAATACGAACGGTATCCTCCATGATCCACTGCGACATGGCCTCATCGCCGACGCCTCGAATGGCAATCGACGAAATGGGCTCAGCGTTCGGGAAGTTGCGCTCAAATTCACTCTGAGGCATGTCTTCCGTAATGAAGCAGTATTCGGCGTCGGCGCCGCACGGGTCTTGAATGTGCGGGTCCATGTAGACGCTGAACGAATTGCGGATGCGCTTTAAGCGCAAGTCCTGATCGAAGCTCGTTTCGTCGCAGTATTCCGTCAAAATGCGGAAGTACCCTTCGCCGTACGTCACTTGGTTGTCACACGCCGTGTCATACACCACGTCCGCGTCCGACATGTACTCAATATGCCGCACCATGCCGTTGAAAACTTCGGCGACCTCAACGTCCGCTCGATCATCGACCGGGATGACTTTGCCTGACGGTCGGTTCTGACGCTGATCGTTTGTGACCTGGCGCACATGCTGCGGCAGCTTGTTGATGGTCAGACACGGCCGCGCGTTGATCGTTTGGCCTTGCACCGCACCGCGAGTGGCTAACACCTCTTGCGGCCACTGCCAACGGTTGTCCGGGGAGCCTGCCATAAAGCGCAGATCGTCGAGCTCGCTGTCTCGCGACTCACTGTACGCCGACAAGGATTGTTCCAAACGCTTGCGCATCGTAGCCAAAATGTCCGCCGCATCACGCGTACTGCGCGACTGCGGACTGTTGGCGACTTGCGCCGCGCCCTTAATGCCTGTCGGGTCTTTAGCCATGATTACTTCTTGCCTTTCTTAGCCGCCGCGCGTCGCTTGACCGCATACGCAATGGCAACCGCCTGCTTCTGCGGCTTGCCTGCCTTCATCTCGGCTTTGATGTTCTTACGGAACGCGCCTTTGCTGGCGCTTTTAACCAGCGGCATTAGCGCATGCCTCCACGCCCTTTGGGCCGCACCGGCGATGGGCGAAAGTCCACCGTCGTACGGATAGCGTCTTCATTCATCTCGCGTTTTGGCGTGCGCGGCGCGCGCATTTTTGGCGCGCTTGCGCGGCTTTGCACGATCATGTCGCCGATGGTTGCGCCCGGCGACACGCCGGTCAGTCTTCGGTAGTTCATTACTTTTTACCTTTCTTGGCGGTTTTGGCGGAGTCTCGGAAGGCTTTGGCGGTGGGGGCTCCCTTCGCACCAGGCTTACGCATTTTCTCACCGCTGCCTGCAGCGATGCGAGCACGCTTTCGATGAATGTTTTCATAGAGTCCCCGTTTAGCTGCCATAGTTAGCACTTCCATCTTTTGAGTGAGGCTTTGGCCCGTTCTGCGGGGCCTTTTGCGTTACGCACCACGCCACGCATGCGTGCACAGAATGACTTTTTACGACCGGCGTCCGCCTTGGTCTTGGGGTTGGGCGCGGGGGCCTTGAGCTTGCTCCCCGTCTCGCGGTTGTACTTCGCGCGTCCTTTGGCAGTAAGCCCTGCCCCTGCCTTGGTAGACAGCTTCTCCCCGCGCCCAACCGACAGCGACACAGACTTGCGAGCCATTTACGCTCCCATCCAACTACCCGAGACGTTGCCCTGATACTGGACAACACGTCGAGCCTTCTCTCTATATTCGCGCTGCCCGAGCGGAAATGCAAATGTCACCGCAAGCGCGTCTGCCGCGTCAGGGCTTGCAAGCCCTCGCGACTTCATCTCTTTCTTACCTTCTAAGAAGATCGTCCCCGACGAGTTGGGCTTCTGCGTCGGCCCGCACAGGTCCGTCTTCAGCTGCCGATCGTCCGGTATGCACCCCTCGCGCAGCCAGTCGCGCATCGCGCCCCAAAGCTCCGCGCGCTTGTTGCCCCACATGACCGGGTTCTTCGCCTTCCACCCAAAGTTGACGCCCCGCACCTTATAGCGCTGCTCTTTGAGCCGGTCCAAGATGCCGTACCCGAGTCCGCCCTCGTCGATGACGGTAAACACCGGGTTGAACTCTTCGATCGCATCAATGACGCGCCCGACCGTCGTCATGGTGTCGTCGCCCTTGTACCGCTTGATCGCGATGATGTCGCGCCCCTGCCGCGCCACGATCACGGTGCTGTCGCTGCCTGAGCGCGCCGGGTCCACCCCAAGCACCACCGGCGCCGTCTCATCCTTCCACCTTGGCCGGTGCGCCGCCGCGTCCACGAGCGATGGCCCAATGAACTGATCGTCGCCCACCAATGGAAACTGACCATACACCTCGACCCGTGCCTGGGGACTGTCGGCGCCGTACTCGTCGATGATCTGCTGGTACACGGCCTTGTCGGTGTCCTCGACCTCCCGCGCGTCGATGTTCTCCGTCTGCCAAAACGCCCGTTTGGCGTTGAAGCACTCGAAGAAGTACCCTTCGTTGCGACGCGGGTTACTGAACGCGCACCAAAAGCGGTTCGGTGTGTTCTCCGTAAAGAAGCCCGCCGTCACCGCCCAAATCGGGTCCGGTATACCGCTCGCCTCGTCGAAGATGACCATGACGCCATCATGGTTGTGCACGCCCGCGTACGCGTCGGGATTCTCCTCCGACCACAGCCGGCCTTCGACCGACCAGTAGCGCGTGCCTTTCTTTAGATCGCGCTCGACCAGCTCCGAGATCCACTTGGCCGGCATGACTCTAGTCGCCGACACCTCGAACCAATGGCTGTTGATGAGCAGCGCCAGCCACTTAGTAATTTCCGCCCACGTCACCGAGCGCAGCTGCGCCTCGCTGTTGGCCGACACAATAGTGGTGCTGCCGATGCGGGTGGTCAGCATCCAAAGGATGAGCCAGCTTACGAGTGCCGACTTACCGATACCACGCCCGGACGCGATCGCCGAGCGCAGCACCTCGAACGCCTCGCGCTGCTTATTAGCGCGGATATAATCGGCAAATTTGCGTAGCACTTTGCGCTGCCATTTGCGCGGGCCGGTGAAGTATTCGAGCGGTGTGCCCTTCTGTCCCCACGGAAAGACATACAGCACGAACGCCTCGGGGTCGTCCTTAATCGTGGGCGACCAGAGCTTGCTCATTAAGAGCTGTTCATCTTCGGCGTTATAAATCGGCAGTTGCATGTTCGCCTTCGATCGTTAGTGGGGCGCGTACGTCTTGACCCAATCGGCCAGCAATAACGCGCGATTCCGCCTCCTGCAGTGCTGCCGTAATGCTGATCTGCTGCTTGATGTCGACTTGCACCTGTTGCTTCGCCACCCAGCCATGCACATGCGTGAGGATGGCGAGGGAGGCTTTGGTGTCGCCGGATCTAGCCGCAAGGTGTAGCTGGGTCGCCGCTTCAGCTTCGCCATCGGCGCGCCCCTTCTGTTCGGCCATCTCGACTATCGGGTCTAACTGGCATAAGCGCCGGTACTCCGTTGGCAGCAACCCGGCGGCCAGCGCCAACGAGTCGCCCTTGAGGCCAATCTTCGCGGCGTCGTAGATCGCCTGCAACACTTTTTCGGTCGCCCTGATTTCGCGGGGCGCGAAGGGTAAGGACTGGAAGCTCATACAGTGAGCATACCTTCTTTCTCCGCTTTACGACGGGCTTCGGCAGCTTCATCTATCGTAGCGTAACACCCTAAATATCGTCGAACGCCATTTACCATTATGGATGCGGCCCACATTTTTGCGGGTCGTTTGCCTCTCTTTAGTGGCCGTAAACTTACGCCCTTAACGCCAGATTTGTTGCGCGATCTAACAGGGCTGTTATGTAAATTCTCAGACCTAGTTGCTAAACGCAAATTAGCAATTCGGTTGTCAATACGATTGCGGTTTATGTGGTCTACGTCGTGTGGAGGCCATTCGCCGTAGTAATAGAGCCACGCTAATCGGTGCGCCGGGTGTGTTCGATTAAACACGCCTATTTGCCAGTATCCAAACTTACTAAGGCTGCCAGGTTCGTCGCCTACGTTTTTGCGGCCCCATTTTGTTAGCCGGGTGAACTTTCCCGTGTTGGGGTCGTAATGCAGCACTTTTTTAAGATCATCGGCTGTAAAGGTCATGCTTTGCATTGTAGGTTTGTATTTTTAATTTATCAATAAAAAAAAATTAAAATT